TCTCCGTGCCGAACTCGCCGAGGCGCGGCGGCAGTTGGAAGCGTTGAAGGCGCGTCAATTCAAGCCGTATCCGGACGGGCCAATGCCGGGTCCGTTTGGGTGGGAAATCAAATCATGACCCACGACGTTGGAGGATAAGACATGAGTGATTTAGTGGAAGGATTGCGAGAGGCCGCATCCGGCAAAGGTGGGCTGGATTACGGCGATTTTTTGGGGTACTGCAATGAAGCGGCGGACGAGATTGAACGCCTACGCGCCGAACTCACCGAGGCGCGGCGGGATAGTGAGCGGCTGGACTGGTACTTCGGCGCAGAACTTAAAGGCGGTGAGTTTATAAACGCATACATGACCGGGATACGCGAAGGGTGGACGCCTAACCAATGGCGCGCCGCCATCGACGCAGCACGCGCAGGGGGTGGCTGGTGAGTACGCACAATGGAGTCCCGATTTGCCCGCACGGCATACATCCCGCTTATTGCCGTTTGTGCTTTGGCCCACCGCTGTCACCTGCCGATCAGGTCAAGGTGCAGGCGTGGGACGTGTCAAGCACACTGCGGCGCGAACACAGTGACGCCCGCGCACGCGTGGCCGAGCTTGAGCGCGACCTCGCCGAGGCGCGGGCCGAGCGTGATGCACTGCGGGAGGCGCTGGAAAATCTGCTGGCGCGTGTGAGTGATGCCCTCGCTGCGTTGGAGGGTAAGACATGAGTGATACAGAGATGACGCTTGAGGAAGCAGAGCGCTCGTCCGCGCTACTTGCCGCAAACATCCTACTCCACGCTTTAGGCTGGAGTTACGGTGGACTGCATGCGATGGCCTGCGAAATCGTTTCGCAGCGCGACGCTCTCCGTGCCGAACTCGCCGAGGCGCGGCGGGAGTGGGTCAGGCTGCGGGAGGCGTTGACCGAGATTACCGATAGCCCGTGGGATGCGGCTGTTATTGCGAAAGCGGTATTGGAGGGTAAGCCGTGAAAGATTTGGACCTTGACGATGTAGCCGCCACAAGCCTCTACGCAATTTTTCAACTGAAAGCACTACGCGCCGAACTCGCCGAGGCGCGGCGGGATGTAGAGTTGGCCGCTGGGGAACTCGTAGTAGCCATGCCGAAACCCGGCACAGACATGGCCCGCGTGATGATCGCCAACTCGATTATGCGGCGGGAGCGGGATGCCCTCCGCGCCGAACTCGACGCGGCGCGGCGGGCGCTGGGGGAGATAGCGTGGAGCAACGACAGCCAATGGCAGGCCGACCGTGCGCGCGCCGCATTGGAGGGTAAGCCGTGATTGACCACGACATGATTGCCTGCTGGCAAGTCAATTATGGCCTGGACACGCGAACCCCTGCCGACGCAATGCGCTATTGGGATGAGCGCTGCAACGGCATGGCCCCAGCGGGCGCGGTTGCTGCACTGGGGTTGTGCATTGAACACATCGAGCGCCTCCGTGCCGAACTCGACGCGGCACGGCGGGATGCGGAGCAGTTCAGCTACTTGCTGCATAGGGCCGTGGACATGCTCCACGAATGCGGATTGAGGGATGAGATATGGGTCGCACTGGAGGGCGAGCCGTGAGCGACTATCCAGCAAATGCCAAACAGGCCGCGCCACCTGAACAGCTTGAAGCCCACATCATGAGCGCGTCCACGCCCAAAGGCGACGCCGAGTGGTGGGCAATGGGAGAGATCCAGCGCCTACGCGCCGAACTCGCCGAGGCACGGCTCGACGCCGAGCGGTATCGGTGGCTGAGAGACCAATACCTGCAAGGGAGTATATGCCGCGATCCTCAGGGACGCACCGTCTGGGTGTGCGGGAAGTGCGGACAAATGAGGGACGAATGAAACCAGAAGAACGGATCAAAGCGGTGGCGGAAGCCATCTTTAAAGCTGATTTCCCGGACGATCAAGACCTGTGGGACGAGTGCGAAGGAGACATGAAAGCCATTTACAACCGCATGGCGAAGGCCGCACTGAATGCTGCAGGTATTGAAGCGTTGGTAAGGAAGGCTGCACGGGCTGGATGGGACATGGGGCGCAGTAGCTCCAGCGACAATGTCCAATATCGAGATCAGGACTCTGATTTTATTGTGCAAATAGTTATGAGGGAATTGTAATGGATGATTTTATTGGGGGACTGTTAATTGTTATTATGCTTGCGTGTGCTATTTCAGGATTCGCGATAGGTCACAAGATTGGGAAAGAGTCTGTCATTTATGACCTTACCAACTACGGAAGCTACGTAGTTAATGACGAACGCCGCTTCAAGGTGGTGAAGGAATAATTCATGTGGCCCTTCCGGCGTAAGCCAAAACAACCGCAAAAGGTTACGGTAAACTACGACGGTAGTAGAGAAGTAGACATAAAGCTGCTAGTTGAAAGTCCGCAGGTACGTGAACAACTTAAAAAGCTATGGGGTATTGAAGTGTCAACACCAGAAGGTCAGGTCAAGAAGAAGTTGGTAGCCATCTTGAAACAGATGGGTGCGTATTATTTCTTTCCAGCAACGCATGGGTATGGCCGGTCTGGCGTGCCCGATGTTGTCGGATGTTTCGATGGAAACTTCTTTGCAATAGAATGCAAGGCCGAGGGAAAGAAACCGACTGCATTGCAACTCCGGGAGATGGATCAGATCGCGCTTAATGGGGGAGTTGTGTTTGTGTATGACGGCACTATGGATACCGCCGAGGTGGTATCGCGAATTATGGCTGGAGGGTTGAAATGATCGAACGCCCTTCGCCGGAACAGATCCGGATTGGTAGACTGCAGAAGAAGATCGAGAAGCTTAAGAAGCGTGTTGAAGATAGGGATAAGGAAATTGACAGGCTTACTAAGATCCTGAAGTTCTATCCTTATGCGGAAGATAGATACAAATTAATGGATAGAATCCGAACTCTCGAAGTGCAGTTACGTACACGCAAGACAGTAGAAGAGTTAGTGGAAGAATACAAGAAACTGAGGGACGGGAAATGAAGCTACGACAGAAATACACAGGCAGAGAATTCGAAGCCAACGACACCGAAGATCTTGTGCGGATATGTACGCCCTATTCGCAAGAAGAAGCAATCATTAGGTTAGGTCAAATTATCGCACGGATACTCGACCGCCTTGAGTTAACACCCCAGCAGAAATTGGATATCATAGATCCTTATTCTGATTTGGATTGGGAGATTGGAGAATGATCATCAAGACAGAAGAATTTGAAAACGCATTACATGGCGAGAAAGGGGAACTCGACGCATGGCTTGAAGTGCACAACGAAGAAGAAGTTAGGGAGTATATAAAAGCGGTAATTTACAAGAACTGCGCGATAGTTGGGGCACTGATTGAACAGAGAGTTACGAATGCGTTGAGGGTAGCGTTGGTGGATGCGCGATGCATAGAATGACCAAGAATCTTAGGGACAAGATCCCTAACGGATTGGACAAGAGTGAAATTCTGACTGCGGAGGCTATGCTGGATACCCCATACAAGCCCGCTACTAAAATCTATTTCTCTGGTACTTTGCTGGGCGTAAGCGTGGCGCTTGATGGAGAAAGTATTGCAGCAGCGTACCTGCTCGCAATGCTCAACAAAGCAGCAGTGGAATTCGAAAATGGCAGCTACCAAAAAGAAGAAAATTAGACGCAAAGGGCAGGTATTCCGGACGCTGGATCTCCTTGTGAGTGGAGAACAATATACAGCCGAGGACCTCGCACACGAACTTGATATATCCTACATGACCGTAAAGCGGTATCTCAAGGAACTCTACATGCTGGATCTCGTGCACATCGCGGCGTGGGACCGGAAGTACAAGCACATCGTGCCGGTGTACGAATGGGGTGCGGGGGAGGACAAACGGAAACCGAGACCGTATACTCGCTATGAAATAACTCGCCGATATTGGGCGAAACATCAGGAGGAAATCAATGCAAGACGAAGGGCTAGAGCTGCAGAGCGAAGAAGGGGAAATGTTCCAGTTGGAGATAACGGAGGAGCAGAAGCAGCGACTGCTTGACGCTGTGGGAGAATTTCTCGCGCTATCCGCCAGCTTACAGGAACACATACTTAATACAAACGACCCAGAGAACCCTCGCATCCAGCAGTGTGCAGTGACCGTGGCTGTGGCTATCATGGCAGTGCCGTGGCAGATCGCGCTCGATATTATGCTGCCGACTGTGTTCGGTGGGGGTAAGGGCGCTACGTTGACTGCAAGCGCATGGGAACTTGGCGGACTGCTGACCAAGGACGTACAGGCTACCCTCTTCCCTACGGAAGACGCGGATGAAGAAATTTCAGAAGAAGACGACGAGTAGGGGTTGCAAGTCGGACCCGGATGGGTATAATGAACTCTCCGGGGTTGAAGACCCTCCATTACTACCAAAGCAAGTGAGGATTTTATGAGCGAAGAAAAAGTTGTGCGCGTTCGTGATCACAAGGTCTATGCCATTACCAACAAGGATTCTGGCGAGCGTGTGTTTGTGAAGGCCAAGACCCGCACGGCGGTGTCGGAACACCTGATCAACCAGATGTACGATATCGAAATGATTGGTCCGAAGCACATGAGCGATTTTGCCGCTGCTGTGCAGGGCGGCATCGAGATCCACGAGATCTAATCGAATCGGAGCTAGCGGGGCGGGGTAACTTTTAATCTCGAAATTGGGTTCAAGGTTGCGTAACGACCTGACCCCGCTAGCTCCACCTAAAAACATGTCTGCTAAAAAAGATAACGTCAACCACCCGGCACACTACACCCAAGGCGGTATCGAGTGCATCGACGCACTGGAAGCCGCGACTGCCAACCTTACAGGCATTGAAGCAGTCTGCACTGCTAACGCAATCAAATACCTCTGGCGCTGGAAAGAAAAGAACGGCGTCGAAGATCTCCGCAAGGCGAATTGGTACATCAATCGCCTGATCACTAAACTAGTAAAGGAATAATCATGAGCGACAATGATCAGCTTTCTACTCATCACAAAGAACTACTAGACTTTGTAAAGGACGGAGACTTTGACGGGGCCTATGTGGTAGCGTTCAAGGTCAACCCGCCCGACGAAGAAATCGGGCGGTTGGTGATCGAGTCTTCCGGATTCTCCCTTAAGGACGGCGTTGAAATGTGTCAATCTGATGTTGAGCAAGTTGTTAGCTCGGCATTATATATTGCTATGCAAACTTGTATGGAGGTTCTGGGTGAGGAAAAGACTAAGAAAGTTATTATCCGCGCTGCAGCGGCTAGTTACGAAGAAAACCAGCAGATGGTGCATTGATGGAGATGTACAACGCGCCATTCCTACCGCATGCGGGGATGCTCAACTCTTTATCGGCTGCACCGAAGCCCGTGCCGAAGATGGTATGGGGAGTAATGGATCTGGACGAGAAGCTGGAAGCGGCGCTTAAGTATCTAGGTGAGAAGTGGTTGCTGCACCCCAAGAATTCCCCTAAGAAAGGCGACTACGATCCGTGGAGGAAGTCATGCACACGTTCAAAGAACTAGAATTATTGATTTGTGAGTGGGCCATAGACCGAGGCATAATCGCTAATAGCACCGCCAAAGCCCAGCTACTCAAAGCCGTTTCCGAAATGGGAGAACTTGCCGACGCCGAGGTCAAAGACGACTTCGAAGGCATCATTGATGCGGTTGGTGACGTGCTGGTTTGCTTGATTAACTATTCGGCTATGACTGGATTTGATTTGGAGTTCGCGCTTGAGAGAGCTTACGACCAGATTAAACACCGTAAAGGTTACATGGTACCGGGTGGGGCGTTTGTGAAGGAAGAGTAAACAATGAGCTGAGGGAGAAAGAAATGAATAAGTTTATTGCGCCGCTGGCCCCCGTTCTATGTACCTATGTAGCTTTCTCGTTTATTGCATGGAACCCCAATCCCGGAGAATGGGATCCTTTCGGTAGGTTCATGATGGCGTTTATTGGGGGGTTTGCTGGTTTAGCTATTTCCCTTGAATCTTATTTCGGAATACTTAAGAAATGAGCGACGACGAAAAAGTTACAGTTTACTATCTGGGCTACCAAGCGTTGGATATGACCATAGGAGAGTTAGCCTATAATGTGCTAAACTACGAAGATACCAATCTTGGTACAATTGAAAACATAAACAGAAAGCTTGAGAATATATGTGGAATGCTTTCTGGAATGATCGAACTTCTTCCGAGAGAAGATGCTTTACAGGTTATAGATTCCGTCAATACCATATACAGATTTAAATCCCAAGTTAGAGATTTCTAATGAACATAATTACAATAGACTTCGAAACGTACTACGACCGGCAATACTCGTTATCTAAACTTACTACGGAAGAATATGTCCGTAACGACGACTTCGAAGTTATCGGTGTCGGGGTAAAGCTAAACGACCTTCCCACCGTGTGGTTTTCTGGAAGCATGCATGACATACACGACTTCTTGCTGGAATACCCGTGGGAAGATTCTATTGCGATTGCGCACAACGCCATGTTCGATGCGGCGATCCTTACGTGGATTTTCCAGATCAAGCCCGCTGCGTGGTTCGACACCCTGTCCGCTGCCCGTGCCATTGACGGCATCGAGGTGAGCGGCAGCTTGAAAGCCTGCGCCGAGCGGTACGGCATCGGCGAGAAGGGCACCGAGGTGGTCGCTGCATTGGGCAAACGCCGAGTGCACTTCGCAGAGGAAGAGCTTGCTCAGTACGGTGAATACTGTAAGAACGACTGCGAACTCACGTTCCTGCTCTTCCTGATCTACGGACAGAAGATATCCGAGATCGAGATCAAGCTTATCGACCTGACCGTGCGGATGTTCTCCGAGCCGGTGCTGGAACTCGACTTGCCTGCGTTGGAAAACCATTTGCAGTCTGTAAGGGACCGCAAGGAAGAATTGATGCTCGCCTGCGAAGCCGAGCCTGAAGTTCTGCAATCCAACCCGAAGTTCGCTGAACTCCTGAGATCCTTGGGCGTGGACCCGCCGATGAAGGTTTCTCCGGCGAACGGTAAGGAGACGTATGCGTTTGCCAAGAACGACGAGGAATTCAAGGCGCTTCTCGATCATGAAGACGAGCGGGTGCAGGCAGTTGTTGCGGCGCGGTTAGGGACCAAGAGTACACTGGAAGAAACCCGGACCGAGCGGTTCATCGACATTGCCAAGCGCGGAACCTTACCAGTTCCCCTGCGCTACTACGCCGCGCATACCGGACGCTGGGGTGGCTCTGATAAACTAAACCTGCAGAACCTGCCGAGCCGGGGGAACACGACACTCAAGTCCTGCATCACTGCACCCGACGGCTACCTCATAATGGACTGCGACTCCTCTCAGATCGAGGCGCGGGTACTCGCGTGGCTTGCGGGACAGGCCGATCTTGTCGAGCAGTTCGCCCAAGGCCGGGACGTTTACAAATACATGGCAAGTAAGATTTATAACAAGCCGGTCGAAGAGATTACTCCGGAAGAACGATTCATGGGTAAGACGGTTGTGCTTGGTTGCGGCTACGGGCTTGGACATGTGAAGTTTCAATCTTTCCTTAAGGCATCCGGTATTGAACTGGAGTTGTCCGAGACGAAAGAGATTATCGAGATCTATCGGGATGCAAACGACAAAATCCCGAAGCTCTGGAAGGCTGGTCAGCGTGCACTGGACGCCATGATTAACGGGCAAGTGATACAGATTGGTACTCAGCCGCAGGCGCTGTACATGGACGAGGAAGACGGCAAGATCGGCTTCCGGCTCCCGAGTGGGTATCTGCTGGGATATCAAGACCTTCAGAAGAACTCCGACGGAGAATTCTCGTACAAGACCCGCAACGGGCGCACCAAGATTTACGGTGGAAAAGTAGTTGAAAACGTGGTGCAGGCTCTGGCACGATGCGTAGTCGGCGAGCAGATGGTGAAGATCTCCGAGCAGTACCGCCCTATACTCACCGTGCACGACGCAGTAGCGATCATCGCACCAGAAGACGACCCCGACGCTAGAGCCTACGTAGAGAAATGCATGAAGACCGCGCCTGCATGGGCGAAGGGCCTGCCCGTAAATTGCGAATCAAAGGTTGGATATAGATATGGCAAAAAATGATTATGCGTTCCACATAGTGGAGATTCAAAAACTCGTCAAGATTCTTGGGGAGAAGTGTCTTCATGCGGAAGTTAGTAAAAATGCTGACGACTTCGCGAAGATTAATATACTGCTAGGAGATATTATAGATCGGTGCGATCATATTTCCGGCTGGGCACTCGAATGTTTCAGAAAGGATGTTCGATGAACGACTTCGGCTGGGCGATCAAGACTATCAAGCTTGGTTACTACGTTGCTAGGAAAGGTTGGAACGGTCGCGACATGTACATCATGTACGTTCCAGAAGACCCGACTACTAAGCAACTTCCGTATATTGCAATGAAGACTGTCGGCGGTAGCTTTGTACCGTGGCTGGCGTCCCAGACCGATATGCTTATGGATGATTGGTATAAAATAGAAGGGTAGTATCATGCCTGCGTCTTGGTCTTATTCATCGTTAAGTCTGTTCAAGCAATGCCCCCGCAAGTATCATAGACTGCGGGTTATCCGAGATGTACAAGAACCAGAATCGGAGGCAATGTTGTACGGCTCCGAGCTTCACAAGGCTGCGGAGGAATACGGTCGAGACAAGACGCCGCTCCCTGCACGGTTCAAGTACGTGCAGAAGTACCTAGACATTCTGTTTGAGATACCCGGCCAGCACTTCTTTGAGTATGAGATGGCACTCGACCGGGACCTCAACCCGTGTGAATTTCGGGATCCGAATTATTGGTGGCGCGGCATCGCCGACTTCATGGTGGTGCCAGACAATGACGAAGAAGCTGTAATCATCGACTACAAAACCGGTAAGTCTGCACGCTACGCCGACACCGGACAGCTAGAAATTCTTGGACTTGCTACACTTATACACTTCCCGCACGTGCAAAAAATTCGCGCTGGGCTGTTGTTTGTAGTGTCCGAAGACTTCCTTGAGTTCCGGATGGACCGGGACGACGAGGAAAAACTCTGGCAACGGTGGCTTCCAACAACTAAACGGCTCGACCTTGCCTACGACATGGATCTCTGGAATCCAGTCCCCAACTTTACCTGTAGGAAATTCTGCCCAGTCTTGGACTGCGAGCATAATGGGAGAAGTTAGATGCCGTATGTGAATAAACCCCGTCCTTACAAAAAAGAATACCAACAGCAAAAAGCACGTAAGCACGAAAAGGATCGACGCGCAGCGCGGGAGCGTGCTAGATATGAAGCGAAGAATCCCGGCAAAGATGGTAAGGTAACAGATGTGAAAGGCGAAGATATTGATCATATCAAGCCACTGTCCAAGGGAGGGACGAACGACTTCACCAATCTCCGATCCGTGCACCCCAGCAAGAACCGTAGCTTCCATAGAAACTCGGATCGTACCGTCAAGAAAAACACTCCGAAAAAGAAAACTCCTAGAAAAAAGAAATAATGGAAATAGTTGACGACAAATATCTTGTCGTGCGGACCCGAAACCCCGCACGCATCACAAATGAGATTCCGAGTAGTCAGATCGCGGCGGTAGAGAACGACATCTCTACTGTAGTGGTACCGTGGGGGATTACCGAGGCGCAGATCCTGCGTAAAGTGGGTGCCAAGAAAACCCCGTCCCCCATCCACCGCGATTACGATTGGCCCGGACTGTTCCGCCCGATGGACCACCAGAGAGACACGGCTGAGTTCCTAACCCTGCACAAGCGGGCGTTCTGCTTCAATGAGGCAGGCACCGGGAAGACAGCGTCGGCGATCTGGGCGTCGGACTACCTGATGACCGAGGGGATCATCCGTCGGGTACTCATCGCGTGCCCCATGTCGATTATGCAAGCCGCATGGCAGAACGACCTGTTCAAGTTCGCGGTGCATAGGTCTGTGGGTATCGCGCACGGGACGAGGGAAAAGAGGATTAGCATCATACGCGGCCCGTACGAATACGTTGTGATTAACTACGATGGCGTAAACATCGTGGAGAAAGAGATTGCAAATAGCCATTTTGACTTAATCATCATCGATGAAGCTAACGCCTACAAGACCGTAGGTACCAAGCGTTGGAAGACTATGCAGAAGCTAGTGACAAACAATACTTGGCTATGGATGATGACCGGCACGCCTGCTGCACAGACCCCGTTCGATGCCTACGGACTGGCAAAACTCTGCGTACCCGAGCGCGTGCCGAAGTTCGCGGGTGCTTTCAAAGAGAATGTCATGGTAAAAATCTCGCAGTTCAAATGGGTGCCCCGGCACGACCATGCGAAGAAAGTGCACCATGCGCTACAGCCAGCGATCCGGTTTGAGAAGAAAGACTGCTTGGATCTGCCCGAAGTGACCTTCGTAGATCGAGAGGTCGAACTGACCCCGCAACAGAAAAAGTATTATGAGCTAGTACGCAAAGAATTTCTGGTGGAAACCGGAGACGAGGTCATAACTTCAGCT